AAAGGCGTTCAGCCAGAACGAGCGCGTGCCCTGCTCATAGGCGGCGGGGTTGTCCGCCTCCCATCTTGCCGGAGCGCGCTTCATTTCCGCCTCGGTGGAGATGCAGCCGCAGCCGGGGCAGGCATAGCAGACGCTGCGGACCTTGTAGGTCTTTTTCCCCGCGATGATGATCTCGTCGTGCTCAAAGCGGATGTCCGCCCATTGGATCTCGTGATACTCGCCGCAATGAGGGCAGCGGGATTTCCACCGCTCCATCGTGCCTGTCGCGTAGGCTGCCTCGATGGCGCTGGCGTTTTTGACGGTGGGCGTGGACACCTCGCCACTTTTCGCGTTGTAGAATGTCGTCTGCCGCGCCATCGCCAGATCCCACGGGTCGCCCTCGTTACCGGCAGACAGCGCCCAGCGGTCGCGCTCGTCGCCCAGCACATAACGGATAGGCTTTGACGCCAGAGCGTGGGCCTCGGTGGAGCCGCACATCGTGAGGATGCCTCCGGGGTAAGTCTTTTGCAGAATGGTATTGCCGCTGTCACGGCTCTTGGGGTCGCTGACCTTCTTTCGCAGCGTGGGGCAGTCGCGGATCATCGGCGCGATGCGGAGCTTGGAATACTCCTTTGCGTCAATGGTGGTAGGGTGGACAAACAGGATTGAGCCGGGGTCCTGGTCGATCACATAGCCGATGCAGTTATTGAGAAATTCAGACTTGCCGACCTGGGACGCGGCCACCATGACGATGTGCCGTATCTTTGGGTCGGTCCATGCATTCATCGGCTCGCGGAGATAGGGGGTGCGTTCGGTGCGCCACGGTCCGGGCTCTGCGGAGCTCTCGGCCGACAGGCGGCGATTCTTCTCCGCCCATTCGGTCACGGTCAGGTCGTCCGGCGGCTTCATGCCAGCCAAGACTTTCCCGATGACGGCATTCAGCCTCTTTACCCGCTCGCGGGCCTCTTTCTCCTCTATGAGCCGGCGCGTTTCCTTATCCGTCATCGACATCACGCCCGCTGTCAGCTTCCCAGGCCCTCCGCTCCCGGACGCGCTCCTCGTATTTCTTTGGGTCATAGCGGTAATTGGAGAGCTCCCGCATGGCCTTGTTGACCTCGCGTCGGATAATCTCGGCGGCCTCCGCTGGGGAGTTCGCCGAGGCCACGTCCACGGCCAGGCGGCCGGGCAGGGCCATCATCGCCCCGCGAATGGCATAGATCAAGTCGGTAGTCATCGCGGCCACGTCCTCGCTCCGGTGCATTTTGCCTTTCAGCTCCTCAGCCTCCAGCTTGGCAATGGTGGCCTTGGACGCCTTCATCGTCGTCTCCGCCACGCGGCGGGTCTTCTCCAGCTTCTTATCCTCTTCGTCCATCGGGCCGTCAGACAGGAACTTAACATACCGCTGGACGGAATCGGCAAGGAGGAAGCGCCCCTTGCTGACCTTTTGCAGCTGACCGTCCTCCGCCATCTGGCGAATGCGCCGTCCTGTGATGCCCAGGACGCAGGCCAGCTCTGTCGTGCTTACCTCTGTTTCCCCGGTAATGACATCAATAGCTTCAGACATGGCGCTCCTCCTTCCTTGCGCAGTCCAGCCGGCTTGACTGTCTGCGTAAATTGTGATATGGTATTGATGTTCATTACCGTACCCAGAGGAACGCAAAGCCCGACTGTTGCAGCAGTCGGGTCTTTTTTATGTCCGAATGCGGGACTCACCAGAATTGCACTGGAGCACACAGGCCGGTACCAGCAGCTCTGTGCGAGACCCTTATCCCGCGTGTGGTCTTATATTTCATAGGAGGCCTTTATCTGGACTTCCTCCACATTTCCGCAGAGAAAGACGGATAAAGCGATGGGGATTGCGGCAGGTACCGCCACAGGTGCCGCGCTTGGCACCAAAAGCAACGCCAAAGCGGAACGGAAATGCCAAAATTTTGCCTTGGTAACTACGCTTTTTTCGGGGTCGGCGAGCCCGCGGCGTGTGGGGCGGGGGTCGTCACAGTACCTTTTGCCGTCGTCGCCTGTTGCAACGCATTTCCCCGCCCTCAGCGCGACGATGCCGAGAGGGGGAGGGCGCAACACAGCCAGACGCAGATACGCCGCTCTCGTGCGATGTATGCGCCTGGCTGTGGTATTGTGTTATAACTTCGTCAGCAATTCCGCATGGCTATATCCCTTAACGCCCTTGGTCATCATGCCGAGGAAGTCATCACGCGAGAAATCAGAGAGCCGGAATACTTCTTCGGGTTTCATTCCGAGCTGTTTGCCGATCTCCTGAACGGACTTGCCCTCGTCCAGCAGCCGCTTTACGATGGCTTTCATCGGCTCAAGCAGATGTGTACCACGAGCGCGGTTGTGTGTGACGGTGCCGTAAATATCCTCGGTCGCGTCATCATGCCGCACGATTACCACCGGCACCTTGCCTTTGAGCATGGTGTGCAGCGGCTCCTCTCCGGCCACGGTCCAGCGGTGAAAGCCGTCGATGATGGTGTAGTCGGGACGCACGACGATGGGAAGCGTCCAGCCATTGGTCATGATCGATTGCACCAGCAGTTTCAGATTCTCACGGTTGACCTTGTTGGGGTTGTAGTCATTGGGCTTGAGCTGCTCCCGGTCTACCCATTGCAGGGAGGATAACGGGGCGAACAGATCCGCGTCAGCCATTTGCCTCACCTCCCTTCCGGAAGCGCTTGGCGTAATCGGCGTAGGCGCAGGATATGTCCTGATAGATGGCGCGCAGGGTGCGGAGCTTGGGATCACCAGCAGTCAGACCGCCGTACATTTTCTTGTAGTCGCGCGGCCGCGCCATTCCGTCCATCTGAATGAACATCTTGCGGTACTGCTTGGCGATCTTGCGCTTATGCTCCGTGTTGAAGAAGTCTCCCGGGCGGACGAACAGCATCTCCTTCAGGAGCGCACGGTAGTCCTTGGTGTCCTCGCCCTCCAGCTCCCGGCGCTTTCTTGTGGTGCGGTGGAACATTTCGCTGTCCCAGTACAGCATGGCAAGGTAGGCGTTCGGTTCACGCCGGAGGACGCGCTCCATGAGAGATGGGTCATATTCGCCCAGGTGTACCAGCACGGGTACGGTATCAACAGAGAAGAACTGCGACACGCGCAGCTGATTCCGATTGACGCCGACCTGATACATCTGCAGGTAGACCTCGGGGACTTCGATGCGCTGGTCTCGCAGGTACAGCCAGACGTCCGCCGTCTTCCAGTCGTAGATGGGATAGATGGTGTTCGTGCCGGTGATGCCCTTTGCGCCCATATTCAGTGCCGCCATGTATTGGAGCCGCTGAATGGACTCTGCCGCGCGGACGCCGGTGATCATGATGCCGTCCATCGTTACGCGGGGCAGGAAGGATTGATAGTTGTCGATCCTTGGCCGGAGCTGCGGGTGATTGCGGATGGCAAAGGGCGGCGGCTGCCGCACCCAGACATCGCGCTTGCGTCGATCCCAGCAGACGAAGGTTTCATCGCTGGACAGCTCATTGAGACAGCTGAAATGCTTGACCTCGATGCACCACCATTGAAACTTGGCGCCGGCAAGCAGGAACTTCTTCCGCCACGCCTTGGTCGTTGCTTCAATGGAATCGAAGATTGCCTCCTCGTCCACGAAAAGAACGGTCAACTGCGAGGGATTGATCTCTCCAGCCTGGATCAGCTTATAGGTCAGGTCGGCAAGAACAATGCTGTCCTTGCCGCCGGAAAACGAGAGGTATACGGGGACGCCGTTGGAAAATACATTCTTGATTCGCTGGCGCGCCGCAGTCACAACGTCGATGTCTGAGCTGATGCGCTTTACAGCCATATCCGCTCACCACATTTCGGGCAGAGGATAAACCTCTTAGCGGGCTCGGTGGAAGACGCCGTGCCGCTCTGTACGGGTGCGACTTCCTCAGCCTGCGCCGCAGCAGCTTCTTCCCGGGCGGCGTATTTCTCGCGCGTCTCGGTGATGGCCGCAGCCTGCTCCGGCTCAATGGTGCCGTACTCAAGCAGGGCGTCGCTGGCTTCGTCGGCCTCCATCACCATCGCCCGGAGAAGATCCTCTTCGTAGCCGGGAATGTCCAGGTCATCTTTCAGCTCAAGGATAAAAGCGTCCAGCGCGGCCAGATCGTCAACGCCCAGGTCAAAGACGCGGTTATCGGCCAGCATGAGCTTTTTCTTCTCCGCCTCAGTCAATCCGGACACGACATAGCAGTCCGCCTCTGTGCGGCCGAGGGAGAGCAGCGTTTCATACAAGCCGTTGCCGGCGAGAATAACGCCGTCCTCGTCGACCACGATGGGGCGGATCTGACCGAACATTTCGACAGAGCGTCGGAACTCCTTCAGCTGCTTGTCGGTGTGCATTCGGACATTCCGTTCCGGTCGCCGCAGCTCGGTCAGAGGCTTCTTTATGACCTTCATGCCTGCACCTCCTTCAAGAAGGCGCGAGCACTGTCGATCTTTTCAGCCGCCGCAAGGACGATGCCGGGGTCGATATCGTAGACCTCGCGCCAGCCGTTCTCGATGCTGCCCGTCCATTGGCGGGCGGGCCACGGGTGAGTGCCGCACAGATATCCGTTCTTCCAGCCGTAGATCGGCGGAAGCGGGAGCTGATGGTAGTGAATATAGGCAAGGATGTGCTCATGCTTCCACGCAGCGAGCGGGCTGAATCGCGTAACACCTTTGCCATCGGTATAGATATTGCTGTTGCGACCGACATAATTGCCGTCCGCACGGCGGCGGCCGAGAATGATGACGTCCAGCTCGTGCGCCTTGAAGTATTCACGCTGCGCTCGGTGCTGCACGATAGAAAACCATCGTCCGGCCGCGGCGGAGTCCTTGGGGAAAAGCATCTCTTGATGCTTCGCCAACCAGTCGATATCCTGATGCGTGTTGATGACTTCGCAGCCTGCCGGCTTATGCTCCTCGATCCACGTGGCAAAGGCGGGGTATTCCAGGTCGCACACGCCGATCATGCAGTCAGTGACGCCAGCCGCTTCGCACAGTTTGCCAAGGACAATACTGTCCTTACCTGCGCTCCACGCATAGGCCGCAGCCTTGCCCTCAGTATGGGCTTTGATGTCTGCGACGGTCGCAGCGGTCAAAGCGTCCAGCTCCTCACGGGAAACGGCGTTTTCGATCGTTGCAACGGCTTCCAGCCATGCACTGTTGTCGATGCTCTGCTTTCTTCCGAGACTCATGCCTTCACCGCCTTTCTCGAGGCGATAACGGCGACAAGGCCACTGGATAGGACGGTCGTCAGACTGCCTGCCGCTTTCACAGCCGGAATGCCGGCGAGATTACCGTAGGCGAAGATCGGAAGCCCGACACACAGCGCAGTCAGCACACCGGCAAAAACGCCCTTGCCCGTCAGCTTCTTACCGAGCAGCGTCATGACCGTCGGCAGCAGCGTCGAAGCGCGGAGCATTCCGTAGAACAGAAACAGGTATGTCACCGTCAGGCCGGGAATGTTGGCAATGGCAATAGCCACGATCAGCAGGCAAAGCATGGTGCGGCGCGAGGTCTGCACCGTGTCCTTTCCAATGCCG